GCAGTAGGTTGTTCCTCTACTCTTTCCTCTATTGGTAGTGCTTTTTTAACCGGTTCTTCTACTATTTCTCTTTCTAATGGTAGTGCTTTTTTAACTGGTTCTTCTACTATTTCTCTTTCTAATGGTATTGTTTGCTTTATTGGTTCGATTGGTTCTTGTTTGAATGGTAATATATTATTTATTTGATCTTGTTCTAATTTCTTTGGTTCTAATTCTATGGGTATTACTCCAGGTTCTGGAGCAATAAATTCTTTAGGTATAGCAGGTTTTATAGCAGCATTCTTTTCTTCCTCTTTATTAATAGATTTGAGAATTTCTAATTTTCTCTCTTCCATTGATAGTTCTTTTTTCTGAGCATCTTTTTTATCTTCATCATCTCCAAAACCAAAGAAACCTTTAACCTTTTTATAATATTCTACAGCTTTATCTATTGGCCATTTTAACATATCATATATACCCAACGCAAAAGACTTAGCTAATTCTATCATACCTGGAATGAAACCTTTAGCAAAAGCTTCCTTTACATTATCCCATCTCTTAACTACTCCATATATACCAGCACCCAATAGAGCAAAAGCACCTAAAACTAATGTAATTTTTGCTGTCATTATTGTCCATAGTAACGATACAGCACCTTTGACGAAACCTATAGCTTGACCAATACCACTAACAACTTTGGTTATTATCATAGCATGATTAGCTATCAAGAAAGATACACCTGTCCAGATTTTACCAACCATAGCAATAGCACCACCTACCATACCAAATACGTTAGCTATGGTGCCAATAATTGGCCCTAAAATAAAAAGACCACCAGCAATGGCAACTAATATTGGACCAGCAATAGCTCCAAATCCTATTATTTTAGCAATCATCTTACCGAATTCTTTAGTGCCATCTTTTTCTACACCTAAAACACCAGTTAACCATTCCTTAACTTTAATGAAAGTATTTTTAGCAGTAGTAAAAACTTCTGCTACACCTTCTTTAAAACCAATAGCAAATTCTATTAAAGATAATTGTGTAGGTGTTAATTCTTCTAGTGGTTTACCAAAAGCAGAGACGTTACCTGAAGCAACCTGAAAAGCTGCAGTAATATCTTGAACACCCTTAACTATCATTTTTAAAACTGGTAGTGCACTATCTTCACCTTTAATTAATAGATTACCTATTTCAATATTCAAACCTTCATAAGCAGATTGTAATGAGATGATCTGACCTTTAAAATTTTCAGTACGTTTCTTAGCAATAACAGCAGCAGCACCTAATCTATTACCGTATTCATCTGTCATATCAGATGCTCCGGCTAATTGACCTGTCAATTTTTCAAGTGCTTTAGGTCCAGCAGCATTTAAAGCATGGAAAGCTTTAACACCTCTTAACCCGAATAGCTCAATACCTGCAGCTCCTCTACCATCTGGATCTACATTACCAATTATTTTTTGTAGTTTAGGTAATAACTTAATTGGATTTTTTAACGAAGCTTGAATTTCATCAAAGGAGATACCAGCATCTTCCATTAATGATATAGCAGTACTTGTTGGTTTTGCTAATTTACTAAACATATTAACTAATGCTGTACCACCAGTACTACCTTTCAAACCAGCATCCGCTAATTTACCCATTGAAGCTAAAATTTGATCTAATGGCACACCAAATGCTGCTAAAGTACCACCACCAAACTTAATAGCCTCACCTAATTGTTCTATATTAGTGTTAGATCTTGCTTGAGCTAAAGCCATCATATCTGATAATTTAGTAGCTTTAGCAACAGCTGGAGCATTTTTATCAAAAGCTAAAGTAAGAGCAGACATAGAATCTGTCACAATATCAGAAGCTCTACCAAGGTCCAAAGTTCCAGCAGCTGCAGTATTTAACACTGTGCTTAGAACTTCAGTAGAGTCTTTAGCGCTAAAACCAGCTAATGCTAAAAACTCCAAACCTTGAGCAGCTTGATTGGCAGAAAAGGCTGTAGTAGCACCTAATCTCTTAGCCTCATTCTCCATTGCAGTAAATTCTTCAGTAGAACCTTGAGCTAAAGATTTAACAATGGACATTTGTTTTTCAAAATCAGCTGCAACATTAGCAGCAGAAACAAAACCAGCGGTGGCTATAGAAGCTGGAACACCAATTGCTGCTATTCCCATACTAGCTTGACTTATGCCAGCAGAGAGTTTTTGTCCAGCATTAGACATTGTCTTAAAGGCACCAGAACTCTTTTTTAACGTCTGGTCTACTCCTTTACTAGTAAATGAGAGTAGTGCATTGATGTTATAAGCCATCTAAACTCCGTATTTATTAGAAAATTTAGATCTTGGCTTCTTCTTATGTGATTTTTCTATCATCTCAGCTTCTTTTTTAAATTGTTTATTCAACCTATTTAACCACCAAGATCGTTCCTTTCTAGTCATCCTCCTCACTCTTTCTGATGTCATACCACTAATATTATATAAGAGTAGAAACTCTTCCTCCCATAAATCTTCTAAACTGAAGGTAGGGAGGATGACCCGAAAAAATAGTCATAACTCCAATTAATCTGCCTAGACCATTTTTTCCCACAATTTTTACAATCATCTGTAATAACAACAGTAGGACCTTTATTGATCCTAGCTATCATTCTATCTAATCTCTCAAAATCTAATTTTTTAATAGATTTTATTATCTCATCTGGTACATACCCAATGCTATCATTATATCCAACTATACAATCTTTAAGTAAGCACATTTTAGACTTAGCAGCATTTTGGACATTCTCACCACTTAATTCTTCCATTACTGACCATTTCGATCTAGTTAATTTTAAAGAAGCGATTTTTTCTGTTATTTTTTTACCATCTGAGCCCATGTGTTCAAATTTGATGGGTTTCTTAAGAATGTATTCTTCTACATGTTCTATGTCTTCATCCTTATCTAAGACATCAACATCCAAATCTCTAAGGTCTACTACAAATTCACCATGTTCATGGTTACAATGAGGGCATACTAAATTACTAAATGCAAATTCATGGCCAAGAGCCTCTATTCTTAGATATATGTACATATAAAGAACATCTGACATTGCCATTCTGCTTAGCACTAATATTCTCTCATCACCCATCTTATCCCATTTTTGACCACCTAATTCATCTAACATCATAGTTAGAACTTTGGTAGCAAATGAGCCACTTGAAGTCTCTTTATTTTTGAGTTTAGAAATTTCTTCCTCTTGCTCAAATCCCCAATCTTTAAATTTAAATGAATTGTCTCTAGGTTTGAAACTCCATTCAGGTCTTTCTTTTAGCCCAATAGGTAGCATTCTATCAAGCTCTCTTAATGTCTTAATATTTTTTTCTTTTTTCATCTATCCCCCAAATAATATTTTTTGTTGAGATTAGAAGGAAGCTAACTATTAGTTAACTCCCTTTTGTTTATTCTATACTATTTTATACTGGCAATATATCGTCAGCTGAAAAACCCCATTCAATCATGGCAGGTTCACCTTCGTTTGCCTTATCATAATCAGGTAGATTACGTTGATAGATAAAACAACCTGGAAGAGTGAATGTAGCTTTGACGTTGCCTTGGATACTTTTATTGATCAATGTAGCAACTTTTTTATATGTGCTAGTTACTGGATCTTGACCTTCTTTATACCAAGCTTCTAATGCTAATCTCTCTACTAAGTGATGCATCATAGTTTGAGCAGTAAATTCTACTGGGTTAGTTTGACCACCAGATGCTTTAGTTCTATCTGGCATATCTACTATTTGTAGTTCTTCAGAGATACCACTAACAGTAATGAACACTATTCTAGGTAGACCAACCACAAATAGCTCAAACTGGTTGAGTGAAGCATGGTCTGGTTGGATGATTCCTTTCAATGACATAATTGACTCCTCTCAATTAAGATGCTGAGCTATCAAAAATACCTTGTTTGCCGATAGTAATAATTAATCTCTCTACAGTATCAACGATATCAAGAGAAATTTCAGCATTCAAGTCACCTTGAGCCCTAGTAGCATTAGTATTATTTTCATCATCTATCTTAATAATTGCTGCATCTTCTAAACTATCACCAACTATTGCACCATTGGCAAATTCAGGGATGAAAAATGCCCTAAATGTAGTCTTTAATTGTTCTTGGTTATCTTTATTATTAAGAGCAAAGACAATGTAATCAAAATTTTCTCTAAAAATATTTTCTATATGTGATAGATATTCACGAACATGTTTGAACTTAAAATTAGTATCAGTAGTGAACATCCTATCGCCCCAAAGGATGAAATTACCTTCTTTTTTCCTAATCCTATTTATACCCCTAGGATTTAAGAACTCTCCATTTAGTTCTTTATCCCCAGTAGGTAATTTAACTACATTTGGTAGAGTAACATCAGTACCAGCAGCAGCCTTATGATAACCTTGATAATTTTTAGCAATAAGTGCTTCACGACCTTGTATCATACCAGTAGCAGTAGTTAATTTAAGACCAGCACCATCTGGATTAGTGATATAAACAAATGATGGGAAAGTAACACAAGATAAATCTGTCTTACCTATTTGATCTGCCATAAAATTATAAGCAGAAGTTTCATCTGTTATGTTTGCTGGTATTTCATGTCTATATGTGTAGTTTCTAGCATTGGCATAATTAGCTCCAGCTTTTTGTATAACTGGTGTAGTGATACCTGGTGTAGCTAATTTAACCAATCCAACATTTTGACCAAATAGACCATTAAAGACGCTAGTGTTTGTATTCCATGCATCTATATAATCTTGATCTAAAATATTTGCAATACCGTCATAACCACCAGCTAATTGTTCCTTGGCTATAACTTGCCATGGGTCACCAGCAGTGGCATTAGAAGTCAAGTCGTTACCAGTTACTACACTAATACTATTTGCAGTATTAGAATCAATT